CATATAAGGATGATGAATCTTGAGAAGTCATCATTGTTATTGATTAAAACTTGAGCATTAGGACCACCAACACCAACACCAATTGCTTGTGGACCGAAGAATATAGCTGGAGGAGTGTCGTGTGATACGGCACCTTGACCATCATTTATATTCACAGTAATTGACTTGGAAGGCATGTTAGTTGTTTCAAAGAACCTTACACCTTCAAACACGAAGCCTGATGGCATAACTGGTTCACCAGCTACGAATTGAGCTTGTCCGAACTGTCCACCTTGATAGATAGAAGCATTAGGAGCACCCATTCCCATAAGAGGATTAGGCTGACCCATACCTGGATATCTAGCAACCTCTCTGAAGCCTGCATCAGCTCTTAGATCTTTCATGAATGAAGGATCAGCTACACAACGGTAGTAGCCATCTGCAAAAACAGGAACATTACGCTTACGTAAGCCCTTTACAACTTCTAGAAGGTCTGATTTGACGTTGAATTTATAACGCTCAGAAGCGAATTCCGCAGCGGTATATGTTGTTAAAGTTGTGGAGTTTGTCTTTACTTTACTATTTGGATAGTAGTAACCACCCTGAGTATCGCTTGACTCACCACGGGATTCAGACTTAAATAGTTCATCAAGGAATACTCTGTCTCTCCATCTTCTGTAGTCATCTAACAATGTTAGAGAACCAATTGATTGATGGAACATGTTGAGGTTACCTGTGTCTAACAGCAAACGCTGTGCAGTCATTAGGGTCTCACGAGCAATCTTGAATGTACTTGGAAGATTAGTATTAGCTGGATCTGCTGGTCCTGTGTACTCACGGAGTGAGACAAGAACTTTGTCTTTTACGATTGATCTGCTGTTTGCAGTACCAATTGTTTGATCCTGTGTACGCTCTCTAGATGTCTTTGTGCCTGGAGCACCGAAGAATCTATATCTATCTAACTGTACAGTCTGACCTGGTTGTTTTGTGAAATCGTGTACTACGACTGGCTCTGTGGCCATTTCCACGATGTAAGCTGGATGGGGCCTATACAGTTCAGCACCAAGAAGCTTTGGAAAATCGTTATCTATAAACATATTTTAAGTTTCAGTTATTTGCTCTGCTATTTGTAAACAAATAAACAGAGAAAGCTGTGTTCACTCCTGGAACCAGAGTCCCATTAAGACTAATTATATCAGTACCTTATTTATGCACGTTAATAATATTTTAGATTAAATTGTGCTGGGTTGTTACTGTTAGACTGAATAGCGAATGTTTTAGTTTAAACACTTAAGACATTTTCTCCCCAAACCGAGACCTATAGGGAGAATAAATTACGTCTCTCATATCCACCATTAAAGGGACTGGTGGAAATATTAATATCGCTCTACCCTTGAGCCCTATTAAATTTTTAACGTCCTAATGACAACTCTTTCAAGAAAAGAACAGAGAGGCATCCTTACAGGATGGCCTGAGTTCTGTGAGTGGGTCACAAACACAAACAACAGACTATATGTAGGTTGGTTTGGTGTTCTAATGATCCCTTGCTTATTAACAGCAGCAGCATGTTTCATAATTGCATTCATTGCTGCACCACCAGTCGATATCGACGGTATTCGTGAACCAGTAGCAGGTTCTTTACTATATGGAAACAACATCATCTCAGGAGCAGTCGTTCCCAGTTCAAACGCAATCGGACTCCACTTCTACCCAATTTGGGAAGCAGCAACAGTCGATGAATGGTTATACAACGGAGGACCTTACCAGCTCGTTATATTCCACTTCCTCATCGGTGCTTCAGCTTATATGGGACGACAGTGGGAACTTAGTTATAGACTCGGAATGAGACCTTGGATCTGTGTAGCTTATTCAGCTCCAGTATCCGCAGCTTTCGCAGTATTCCTTGTTTATCCATTTGGTCAGGGATCTTTCTCAGACGGAATGCCACTAGGTATCTCTGGTACATTTAACTTCATGTTTGTATTCCAGGCAGAGCACAACATTCTTATGCACCCATTCCATATGGCTGGTGTTGCTGGTATGTTCGGAGGAGCTTTATTCTCAGCTATGCATGGATCACTTGTTACTTCTTCTTTAATTAAAGAAACAACTGAGACAGAATCTCAGAACTATGGTTACAAGTTTGGACAAGAAGAGGAAACATATAACATCGTTGCAGCTCATGGCTACTTCGGTAGATTAATTTTCCAATATGCTTCTTTCAACAACAGCAGAAGTCTTCACTTCTTCCTAGCTGTATTCCCAGTTGTTTGTGTATGGTTAACATCTATGGGTATTTGCACAATGGCATTTAACCTAAATGGATTTAACTTCAACCAATCAGTTGTTGATGCAAACGGTAAGATCGTTCCTACATGGGCAGATGTTCTAAACAGAGCAAACCTAGGTATGGAAGTAATGCACGAGCGTAACGCTCATAATTTCCCACTCGATTTAGCTTGTGCTGAGTCTACAACTGTAGCTCTCTCAGCTCCTGCAATCGGTTAATTCAAATTCTATTCGGAGAAAAACAATGACACCTGAAGCAGAAAGATTTAATGGTTGGGCAGCTATGCTCGGCTTCGTAGCAGCAGTTGGTGCTTATGCTACAACAGGACAAGTTATTCCTGGAATCTGGTAATCTTTACTACTAATTAATGTAAGCCTCTCCTAAAGAGGGGCTTTTTTTAATGCTTACTATCTTTATAATTAAAAAAACCTTTTACTATGTCTCAAGAAGAAATCCAAGATCTTATTGATCAGTCTGTATCAATAGCAATTAACAGACACAATCGTAATGCATCTATGGTCAGTGCTGCACTAGGCTTTGTTTTTATGGGAGCTTTTGCAGATGGACTCTTCAGAGTCTTAGGCTTTATCCCACCATTTATGGGTATTGATGTAAATATAATTCCTGAGATTGCCAAGCAGTGGCAAGTTTAATCTTCTTCTTTTTCTATAACTTTAAATACCAATAACTCATCATCAGGTTTGATATCTCTCATCTCTGGATGTATCTGTTGTATTGGTCTATCTAATTGTTTAAACATTAGATCCATAGACCTCCACATAAATGCAAAAGCAGCACCAGTGATTAATGCAAAGAAAAAGAAATAGATAAGGATAAATACGTCGTTCATGATATACCTTTCTTATATTTAGTTGCTTTGTTTACAGCTCTAGATCTTTTAGTTTCTGCTGTCAATGTACCTTTAGATATATCAACAAAACGTGGTTGACCTTGCATCACATCTTCTGTAAGTAGTTCTGTATTTGGTCTAAGCATTTTTCTGTTTTGTTTTTCTTTTCTGCTCTTCTATAAACTTTCTATAGACAGAAGCAGCTGCATCTTTACCAGCAACTTCTGCTCTCTGTTCCATAGCTATAGCAGCTTGTGTTTTGTGATTGTGAGATCTATTACTTCTTTTAATTTTAGCAACACTTAAAGCAGCAGCTCTTTTATTTTTAAATTGCAATCCTTGAATCGTTCCTTTTGGATTTTCATCTGTATAAAGATCACTATGCTTATCACTCTTAGCAGGTTGACCCTCTTTTCTAGGAATGCGAGCAGCCATTAATTTTTAAAATATTTATTTATTATATCCAGTTGATCCTGATACTTTGCAATCATATCTAACTCCTGTTCGATTGCTTCAATGATATTAGAGTGTTCTCCAATACCTACAGGATTATTTAAATAGACTTCTACATTAGCAACATGTTTTTGAATGTCTCCATGTGCATGAGCTATAAGTGCTTTGATTAATTGTTCTCTCATTGATCTAATCATCCTTCATACTCCGTTTTGCTCTTTCACTTGCCATTTTACGTGCCCTCTTTGCTTTCTCAGTATTTTTTACAAACTGTTTTCCCTTTCTACTTTCTCTTTTCTTTTTATCATCAGTCTTTTTTCTTTCAGCTTTAGACATAGCTTTCCAAGCTGATTCAGGTAGATACCTCTCAGTGCTTTTCTTGCCAGGTTCTATAGCTTTATCAGCCATCTTTATTAGCTCCTTTTAGAACAGATAATATTGTAGTTAATCTATCTGCCTGACCTTTATGAGTTTTAGAAGCTTTATTAAGTTCACCAATAATCTTAGTGATTTTACTTTCTGTTCCTTGTTCCATTAGTCTCTAATAGGTCCTCCATGCAACCATGCATCACAAGTACGAGCAGCTGCACATTTAAATTTAAATAACTGACAGTATCCTAGATTTGCTCTTTCCTGAACATCATATGGATCAGCTGCCATTGTTTCATTTATACCTTCAATAATACAATCTATTATTTTGTCAGTCTGATCAAAGGCTGAACAATTACCACATAAAGCAGTCTTCACAGTTTCTATATCACTGTTCCAAAGTTCTGCTTTCTTTTCCCAGAATCCAGGATCTGGAACATCAGGATTTAAAGGACCATACCCATGATTATCTATAGTCCAATTCCTATTCTCTATGTTTTCATCTACATCTTTTGTAGCGGTAGGGCAAGACTTACCAACTGCTGATACTGTCTTGTTTAGTAAGATAGTTACTTTAGGTTTCATTCTTTTATTTTAGCTGCACTTCCCTTTTCAGCTGCATATAAAGCAAAAGATTTTGCTGCAATACTATTTAAAATTAAGGTAATATTATTTGAATCATTTTCATCACAGATATCACTATCAAGACATTTGATTACAGTACCACCAACTATAACTAATTCAAAAATTACTACAGCAAATACTAATCTGAGTGCCCAAGTTACAGTGTTCATTTCTTCTTCTTCTCATATTCTTTTCTAGTCATCCACTTTTCCTTGCCCCAGCGTTTCAGATCTTTTTGCTTCTTGCCTTTCCCACCTTTATATCCTCCACCTGCTTTCTTATATGCAGCTGCAACCATTTGAGCCTTTCTTGCACTCCACTGACCAGGCTTTCCTCCTTTACTTCCTGCTGTGATCCGTTTCTTAATACGTTCACGTAATCCAGGTTTGGTATATTTTGAATCATCTTGTGCCATTAAAATCTATTTTGTATTGGCTCTTTATTAAGAATAACAGGGGGAATACTATCAGAGTAAGATCTTGAAACTTCTCTCATATAGTGAGGATTATTCATTTCAAACTTAGGTTCATTTCTACCTATATATGAAACTACAAAGTCACACTTATTAGATTCTTCTTTCTTCTGTGGTAAAAAAGGATCTGCCAGTCCAGCTGTTGTCATCGAATAGTCATTATACATATTCGAATATCTAACAGGAAAACTAGGGTAATAACCGGGAACAGAAGCTAATCTCATACTCTCCAGTATAAGAGATATAATTAAATTAAATACTATTC